TTTGGTCGCGGCGATGATGAATTGCTGGAGAAGGTCCAGAACCGTCTTGGGGAACTCGGGATCTTGTTCAAGGAAGAAACTAAAGTTGAGTCCGCAACATTACGAGGTTGGGGCCGGGAAATGGTCGAGGCGGGTATTTCCATACCGTCGATTTTCAACTTGTGGGTAGGCCGCAGAGCCACCCTTCGGAGGAACAAATAATGGCAAAAGCGGTAGCGAAGAAGAATGGCAACGGCAACAAGGTTGCCGTGATGCAGCCCAGCATGTTCGCCGAGGATGCGGGCGCGGGCGTCGATAATTTGGGAAGCGACGACCTCGCAATCCCTTTCCTCAAGCTCTTCCAAAAGATGTCACCCGAACTGGATGACATCGAAAATGCCAAGGCGGGCGACCTCTTTAATACGGTCACCAAGGAAGTGATCAAAGGCAGCGACGGCGTTCGCGTCGTAAACTGTGCTTACACGCTTCAGCATATCGAGTGGGAGCCTCGCGGCACCGGAACGGGTGCGCCGCACGCCATCTACTCGGCGGGAGACACGCTTCCGAAAACCGAGCGGGGTGAGGATAACAAGGACTACGTCGTTGATGGAGGTGGTCGTTATCTCGAACGCACTGCACAGCATTACATCCTTATTGTTGATGCGGACGGCATGACGCAACAGGCGTTGCTGCCGATGAAGTCCACCCAACTCAAAAAGTCCAAGCAGTGGAACAGTGCCATCAAGACACTGAAGATGAAGGATGGAAACGGTGACCTGTTCACCCCGGCACGATGGAGCCACATCTGGCACCTCGAGTCGGTTGGCGAGGAAAACAAGAATGGTTCTTGGCATGGCTGGCAGATCAGCAAGGATTCTCAGATCGAGGACCCTGGCATCTACGCCGAGGCCAAGCACTTTGCCCAGTCGATCATGGCTGGACAGGTGAAGGTCCAGCATGTCCAGGAAGGAGATAGCATCTCCGACGACGACGTGCCGTTCTAGCTTGAATGGATGAGGGGGGAGGATTTTTCCTCCCCCTTTTCCGTCATGGATTCTACAGACAGATTTGCCCGCGTTTTCCGTGGTCTCGACCGCGCCTACGGTGCCGTTGACCTGACCAAAAAGGATGCCAGCGGAAAGCAGCAAGGCATCTACAAAATCGTCCGTGAACCACGGACCAAGGCCGTTTTCGAGGCCCACCTGAAGGGTGAGGTGAGTATCGGGGTTGTCCCGATCAACGAAGAGAACGTCTGCCTCTGGGGCGCAATCGACATCGATTCCTACCCCCTCGACCATCAAGAGATTGTCCAGCGCGTCACCAAGCTCCAGTTCCCTCTCATCGTCTGCCGCAGCAAGTCGGGCGGCGGACACCTCTTTATGTTCCTCACCGAAGCCGTCGATGCGGAGAAACTCCAGCACAAGCTCAAGGAACTTGCCAGCGAGCTTGGCTACGCCGCCAGCACCGAGATCTTTCCAAAACAAATCAAGTTACTCGTAGAGCGCGGCGATACCGGCAACTTCCTCAACCTCCCATACTTTGATGCGGAGGGTGGCTTGCGCTACGCCGTCAAACCAGACGGGACCGCCGCCACGCTGGAAGAGTTCCTCGACATGGCCGAAGCCACCGCCATCAGCGAGGACGACCTCGACGCGCTGCTATCCCAGCCCGTCGCACAGGTGGACGAGAAGCTGCCCGATGGTCCGCCATGTTTGCAGGCGCTGCTACGACAAGGCTTCCCCGAGGGCACGAGAAACAACGGCCTCTTTAATCTTGGCGTCTATTTGAGGAAGGCCCATCCCGACGACTGGGAACAACGCATCCTCGAATACAACCAGAAGATCATGCAACCGCCTCTGGATCTCAAGGAGGTCAACCTCGTCGCCGAGCAAATAAAAAAGAAGGACTATCAGTACAAGTGTTCCGACCAGCCCGTCATCAATTTCTGCAACAAGGATTTGTGCCGCTCCCGCAAGCACGGCGTCGGCGGGGGGGCCAACACGCCATCCGTTGCCAATCTGCGCAAAATGGACAGCGAACCACCGCTCTGGTTCCTCGACGTCAACGGAAGTCCGGTCGAACTCGATACCGAGGGCTTGCAGAGACAGCCTCGCTTCCAGGTGCTGTGCATGGATCAGATCAACTTCATGCCGAGGACGGTCACCCGCGCTGCATGGGAGGCGCAGATCAATCTCCTCCTCTCGCAGATGCTCCAGACCGAGGGTGCGATCATCTCGACGCCAGAGGACACGAGCTTACGCGGTCAGTTCTACGACCTCCTGGAAGAATTCACCACGCACATGCAGGCCGCGCTCGACAGGGAAGAGATCCTGCTCCGCCGCCCATGGACCAACGAGGACGATGGCCGCACCTATTTCCGTCTCAAGGATTTCGAGGCCTACCTGAAACGCAACAAGTTCTTCGACTACCGTTCCAACAAGATCGCCCAGCGCCTGAGAGACATCGGAGGACATGCCGAGCAGTTCCGTATAAAAGGCCGCACCGTGCGCTGCTGGTCGATCCCGGCCTTCGCCCAGATTGACGAGGAATTTGGCACGCGCTTTGACGAGGAGGACGTTCCGTTTTGATAACCAACTGGCCCCAGCTACTCCGAGAGCTTCGCAAGGAGCGCGGCTTCAGTCAGAAAAAGCTCGCGATAATCGCAAGAATGCCGCAGCGCACCCTGTGCGAATACGAGAATATCGAAACGCCGCACCAGCTCTCGGTCCAGAAGATCGAGAAGATCCTCGACGCACTGGGCTACGAACTCGATGTCCACATGAGGCGAAAGAATGTTTAGATATTTCGGCCCCCCAGGCACCGGCAAAACGACCACTTTGCTCAACAAGGTGGACGAGTTGCTGGCCGGTGGTATGTCGCCCACTAACATCGGCTATTTCAGCTTTACGAGGAAGGCAGCACACGAGGCCCGAGACCGCGCCGTCGCACGATTTGGCCTCGATGCAGAGGAAGACTTCGTTTACTTCCGCACCCTTCACAGCCTCGCCTTTCTCCTCCTTGGCATGACCAGCGCCTCGGTGCTCACCGACAAGCATCTCAAGATGTTCTCCCATAAAGTCGGCGTCGATCTCTCGGCGGCAGGGCATGAGCGTGTCGAGGAGGAAGGCTTTGCCGTGATGCGCTCGAACCATCCGGTCATGCGCTGTATCGATTTGGCAAGGAACACGCTTCAGGGAACACGCCATGCCTACAACCTTGTAGAGCTTGATATTCCCTTTTATGAGTTCGAGCACCTGTCCGAAGAGTATTCCAGATTCAAAACTCTGAATAATATCAAGGACTTCACCGACATGATGCTGGACCTGTCGGCAAATCCAGGGTATATCCCGTACCTTCGGACTGTCTTTCTCGATGAGGCATAGGATCTGACGCCGCTCCAGTGGCAGGTCGCAGAGCATTTAGGGGAGAGAAGCGACCAGATGTTCGTCGCCGGAGATGACGACCAGGGGATTCCCCGGCGCGTCCGAGGTTTTGTCGCAGTCCTACAGAGTCCCACGCTCCGTCCACCACGTCGCTACCTCCGTCGTCTCCCGCATAAGAAAGAGACAGAAGAAGGAGTGGTCGCCACGCACCGAGGAAGGAAGCGTCACACGCATCTACGATCCCCACGGCATCGACTTTAATAACAAGGAGTGGCTCGTTCTGGCCCAGGCCAACTACATGCTGGACGAGCTTGCCGGTTCCATGCGCTCAAGCGGTCACTTCTTCGAGAGGTTCAACAACCCCTCCTTGAGCAAGCGAGTCCGCACCGCAATCGGAAGCTGGACCCATCTTCAAAACAGCCCCGGCAACGAGATCTCCCTGAAGGACGCACAGAATCTTTACGCTTACATCTCGACCAACGAGACCGGCGTCGAGCGTGGAGCCAAAAAGCTGCTCGACCGGGCCGAGGAACAGGATCTCTTTACGTTGGAAACGCTGCGAAAGCACTTTGGCCTCCGCGTTCTCGACGTGCCATGGGACACCGCCCTCGACCGCATTCAAGACGAGGACCGGGCTTATGCAGCGGCGCTTCTCAATCGCGGCGTCAACATCTTCCAGAAGCCGAAGATCCGCCTGTCCACCATCCACGGTGCCAAAGGAGGCGAGGCCGACAACGTGCTCCTGTTCCTCGACTTGTCCGGCAAGGCGCTCACGGAGATGGAGCGGAATCCCGACGACGCCTACCGCGTCTTATATGTCGGAATCACCCGCGCCAAGGAGAACCTTATCCTCAAGATGTCCGAGGATTCGCAACGAGGTTGGAGCGTCTGATGCCGCATCGCGTTCTCACCGAGGCGTTCGAGTTGGTCAGCACCGACCGCGCCGCCGTTCACGGGGAGCCAAAGGCAAACCACGAAAACATCGCGCGTCTCTGGGACGCCTACCTCCATAACGTGGACCACGTAACCGCCCACGATGTCGCAAACATGATGGAGC